AAATCACCACTAAGTTTTTTGTATATTGAGGTAATCATCCGACTTGTTTTGTATGGCAGTTCATATATCGCCCTACTTCCTTTAAATCCTCTACGAAATACAACTATCCACCCATCTCTTAGCAGGGTATCGAACCTATTTACGTTCCAACTAACAAGTGCATCGAACTCTTTGAACTTATCTTTTGTAAAGTACTGTTCGGAGTACAAGAATAGCAGTATATCAAGGTCTGCTTGTGTTAGACCATACTTATTTTTTATGTAATATCTTATTACGCGCCAATATTTTAGATAATCATTTCCTATTTTTTTCATTTTATTAGATTTTATTTTATTACTTTTGTAAAGTTAATTCATAATAACTTAAAAAACAAAAGCCATGCCATTTGATGACGAAAAAAAAATCAAAAGATTAAAAGAAAAAGAAGCTAAACTTGTAAGCAGAGGAAACAAAGCTGTAGATGAAGGCAGAGATAAGAGAGCTGATAGAATATTAGGAAGAGCAGCAAAAGTTGAGAACCGTATAATTACCCTAGAAGAAAAAGGTAAGATGGCAATGAGAAATGATGCTATTGATAAGCTTAGAAATCTAGATACTGACGGTACAGGCTATGCAAAGGTAGGACCAAGTATAATTAAAAACAAATAATTATGTATACACAAGAAGAAAAAGACAAGATGGCAATGAATAATGATACCATCGACAAATTTGAAAAAAAATGTCCTTCCGGTTATGAATGGATTAATGGTGAATGTGTAAAAAAGGGAGCTTTAAGTAGTGTTGGTGCTAAAATTGGTCTTGGTGCAGGAGTAGCAGGAGCAATTGGAGTAGGAGTATCAATGATTTCTGATGCTATAAAAAATAAAAAAGAAAAAAAGAAAAAGCTTGCAGATAAAGAATTATTGGCAGGTAAAAAAAATAAATAGTTATGTATACACCTGAAGAAAAAGACGCCATTAATTTTAAAAACAAAGACATTGATAGAATGTCTGAATCAGATTCTGAAGGATGTTGGCCCGGAGGTCGTAAAAAATGTCGTGCAGGTCAAAGAAGAAGAGTTTGGAGTGCAGGTGAAGTTGCTAAATTAGGAGGAAAAGTTGCCGCAGGAGTAGGTGGCGCCGTTTTAGGAGTAGCAGAAGTTGTGGCTGCAAAAAACAAAAAAGAAAGTCCAACAAAAAAATTCATAAATAATATATTTAATAAAGGAGAATAAAATGGCAAAAGATAAATCAGTTAAGACAACTGTAGAGCAAGAAAAAATTACTGCTGACAAACTTGCGTTTAATAACAAAGCTGTTGAGGCAATTGCTAAAAACGCTGCTGAAAGAGATGAGTTAAGAAAAAAGAACAAAGAAGAAAGGGCTGCATTATATGCACGAAGACGAGCAAATAGAGATGCAGGCAGTAGCGGTAGAACTAGATTAATAGGATTATCAACTCTTAACCGACCTTTTCAGGGTGATGGACTTACTAGCTAATGGCAAATAAAGAAAACATGAAGTGCAATAGTCCTGTTCCTTCAAACAGAGCGGGCAAAAAGAAAATGGTCAAGGCATGTAGCAATGGCACAGAGAAACTGCTACACTTTGGAGCAAAGGGCTATGGTAATAACTATAGTGCTGCGGCAAGAAAGAGTTTTAAGGCACGACACAGTTGTGATACTGCAAATGACAAACTAACACCAAGATATTGGGCCTGCAAAAATCTATGGGCAGGACCGGGTGGTTCAACCACAAGCAATCCAAGTAACCGAAGAGGTAAATACTAAATGAAAAGAGTTGAACTTTTAATTTCTCAAGAAAAAGAAACTAAATTAACGCTAAGTTTAGCAAAATACTTATTAAAAAAAAATTTTAACGCAACCAATACTGTAATAGTAACAGTATCTACGGACTACTCTTCTAATGTAGGGCAATTATTACGCCACGCACTTAGTTTTGGTGGTGAGATTTGCGATGGGTATGGTGTAGACGTCCCTTATCCTGATGAAATTTGGGACGAGAAGTATGTCTACGAGTTGGAGCAACTACTTAACCTTTATTCTTATAAACTTAAAGGCAAAAAAATACTATTTGTAGAGGCCGGTGTAATAAGAGGTGGCAACTATACTTTTTTATCAAACTTTTTAGAAGAATATTTAGGCATAAAAGATAATGTATTTTATTTATCTTTGTTTGAAAACAAAGGCTCAATATTTAAGTCTGACTTTGTTGGTGAGTATTACGAAAATGAGACTCAAGACTTAACATTTTGGTGGGAAGAAGAAAATAATCATTGGATATGAAAGACGCGTGTTATAAAAAAGTAAAAGCACAGTATGATGTGTTCCCATCTGCTAGAGCTTCACAGGCTATTGCAAAATGCAGGAAAGGTTCGGGTGCTGTTCGAAAGACAGAGGCAGGAACATCATTAAAGAGGTGGGAAAAAGAAAAGTGGACTGATACCAAGTCAGGTAAGGCCTGTGGTGCAGGAGGCAAAAATGAATACTGCAGACCAAAGGTAAAAGTTTCTTCACAAACCCCTAAAACAATTTCTGAGATAAGTCCATCTAGGTTAAGTGCCAAGAAGGCAGAGAAGTCAAGAATTGGTATGGGAAGAAAAGTTTCAAAAGTATAAGATATATGGCAACTCAAAAATTTATGGGTAGCAATCAATTAATAGACAGACTAGCAGCGCAAGTTGGTAGTAAAGGAACTGCTATAGCAATTTTAATAAAAAGAGGTCATCTAAAAGCAGATGGAAAAACATTTACTGCTGAAGGGCTAAAAAGAAATTCAATGACTGCATCTGAGAGAGCAAAAGACAGGGCGGCTAAAAGAACAGGGAAATCAGTAAATGATTTCAAATACAATCCAAAAACAAATTCTGTAAAAACAATAAGATAATTTTGTTTAACTTTGTAAAAAAAATAAAATCAAATGGGAAAGACTAAAGGAATGGGTGATGTTATTGAAAAGATAACAACAGCAACAGGAATTAAAAAAGTAGTAGATACTGTTTCAAAAGTAACAGGAAAAGATTGTGGATGTGCTAAAAGAAAAGAAGCGCTAAACAATCCTAACCTACTTGTAAATAAAATGTTTAACAATAAAAAATAAAAAAATGAAAAAAGTAGCTAAGGTAACAAAGAAGACAGCTTTTGATATTAAGGAGGCGAGTAATCAAAAATTAACGGCAAGTGCAAGAAACAACTATGCGAAAAACGCACAGGCGGCTATGAAAAATACTAAAAAAAAATAAGTTATGCCAAATTTAAAACTTCAGGTAAGTAGAGCATTAAATGTTATACCTTCAGATTATACAAATATCCCAATGCCTAATGTTATTACATATGGTGTTGTAACAAGTGCTCCTGCAGGTAATCTTGTAGACTCAACAAGGAATTTTTCTAGTAGTGGAGTAAATCCATTAAATGTTCAAGTTGGAGATATCGTATATAATACGACAGCTCAACAAGGAGCAATGGTTACAAATGTAGATAGTGCTACGCAGTTAACTTTAAATAATCCTTCGATGAATATAGCAGATAATTATACATTATATTCAGGCACAAATATTACCGGGTCAGTTGAGCCATGTGTATTATATGTTGGTACAGGAGGAGATTTAGAACTTGTTACTGCAGGTGGAGATATAGTATATCTAAATAATGTTCCTTCAGGGTCTTTTCTTCCAATTCAGACAATAAGAGTAAGTGCGTTTAGCATTGCTTCTAATATTGTAGCCCTTTGGTAAATGATACAAATCGGTATAAATATAGCGGTAAAAGGGGCAGGGATATCAGGCCCACCTCCTGCACCTGTTAATACTACACCTCCTGCTTTAAGTTGTAAATTTAGATATGAAGGAGAGACTGTATCTACAAATGATGGTACTTGGGATAACAGCCCTACATCATTCACTTACCAATGGTATAGAGATGCAACTCCTATAAGTGGAGAAACCCTTAGTCAGTATATATTAACTTCTGCTGATGTAGATACAGATGTAAGCTGTGAAGTAACAGCTATCAATGCAGGTGGCAGTGCTACTGAGCCTAGTGATGCTCTCTATATCTTTGACTATGACTATGGTCAAGTGTATTACTATAATAAAGATACTGCTGAAGCTGAATCTATCCTACAAAATCAATTTATGTTAGCTATTAAAGCTGCAGGAGTATGGAATAAATTAGATGTGCTTTGTGTATTTAGAGGTAGTGGTGATGTCAATGCATTAGTAGATTGGAAGAGATTAAGTGAAGTCACTAACATTGATTGTGATTTTGATTCTACTCAAGGATTTAAAGGAAGCCCAATTAATAGTGCATATATTGATACAAAATTTGAACCCGGCACTATGGGAGTAAACTATACTCAAGATGATGCATCTAGGTATTTCTTTCCTTATGAATTTGTCACAGGTCCTATGGATGGCTCTACGGGAGGTGGTGGAGGTAGTAGAAATAGGATGCTACTAAACAATAGTACTGACCATAAGATTAATCAAAATGGTGCAGTACCATTATCATCTGCCTTTGAATACAATGGTACAGTACAGCCAAAGTCTATACATAGAACAAGTGCTACTGATGTTACTTTATTCAATGGCACTACCTCAGAAAATAGAACAGGCGTATCTCAAGGCACAATAAACAATCTATTGATATTAAAAAATGGTAACGATTATGCAAGTCACAAAGTAGCAGCTTATGCTGCAGGTGCAAGTATGGTAGCTCTGAATACTGCTTTTGTAGCAGCGTGGAATACTTACATAACAGCTCTATAATGAAAGGTAACTACTTAGCAAGTTTATATTTTATTTCGGGTTACGCAACCTCAATGTTTATGATGTTTCAAAGTCAAGAATACTACATTGTTTTTGGTGGAATAACATTATTTTTTTATTTAACATTCAGTATTACTGAGGCTATTGAAGATTTAGACTTATGAAAACACAACTGTCCCTACTATTAATATCTATACAATCAGAACTATTGACACTTATCTCTATATGCTTTGCATTCTTTTTACCGATAAGTGGCATCTTGTTAATGATAGGAGTACTAATTATCATTGATACCTTTACAGGAATTTGGAAAGCTAATAAGTTAAAAGAAAAAATAAGTAGTAGAAAGTTATCAGCTATTATTAGCAAGTTAGCACTCTATGAAATTACAGTTATAATGTTTTTTTTAATAGATGCATTTATTCTCAATGACATCATACTTACTTTTTTTAGTGTACCATTTATGCTCACTAAAGTAGTAGCGTTGGTATTGGCAAGTATTGAGGTAATGTCTATTAATGAGAACTACAAAGTAGTAAAAGGAATAGACCTATGGCAGTCAATGAAGTTATTGTTTGCAAGAGCTAAGGATATTAACGATGATATTAAAAAGATAAAGAAATGACAACACAACAGGCAACAAAAAAATATGGTACAGCTAATGTAACAGGTGCAGGTTACTTAGTTAAGATTAAGCTACCATATCCAATGCGTATTGCTTGGGACTTGGACAGCTCGGTAAATTCTATGATGTGTCACAAACTAGTAGCTGATAATTTCACAGCAGTATTCAATGAGCTTCTATCTGTATATGGATATGATAAGATTAAAGAATTAGGGATAGATTTATTCGGTGGATGTTTTAACTACAGGAAGATGAGGGGAGGAAACGCTTTGTCCATGCATTCATGGGGAATAGCCATCGACCTAGACCCTGCAAGAAATCTACTTAAAGAATCATCAAAGACAGCAAGATTTGCTAAACCTGAATACAAAACAATGATAGATATTTTCTACAAGCATGGATTTATATCTCTAGGTAGAGAGAAGAATTATGATTATATGCATTTTGAAATAAAAGAGTAATGGCTAAGATAAAATTAGAAATAACAAAAAAGGTTAAGCCTAAAGTTAAGCGTACAAACGTACACGCAAAAAGTAAAACTTCTCAATTGAAGTCAAGTAAAAATTATAAGAAACTTTATTCAAGACAAGGAAAATGAGAAATTTTTTAGCAGGCACAAAGACAGGAAAGTCAAAGACAGCGAAGTATTATCAAGAGCATCCTGAAGCAAGAAAAAAGAAGGTGAAGTATGACATGAAGTATCATGACACTGAAGAGCGTAGAAAATACCGAAGAGATTTAGAACGTACTAATAGAAAAAATGGTACAAGTGGAAACCACGATGGTATCGACAATGCACATGTTTCTAAAAAGAAAACAGTACCTCAATCGCAAGCTAAAAACAGAAGTGATAAATCAAATAATTTCTTTAAAAAATAAAATATGTTTAGAATATTATTATTATTATTTGTGTTGTATGGTTGCTCTGCGCAGTACCATTTAAATAAAGCCATTAAGAAAGGCTATACATGCGAACAAACAGGAGATACCATAAGAATAACAACATTAGATAGCATACCTGTTATTATTAATGACACTATAGTATGGGAAAAATTCATCACTACTAAAGATACCATTATTAAATACAATACTGTCTATGTTCCTAAGACTAGGCAGGAGAAGAGAATAGAGTATAAGTTAAAGGTTAAAACTATATACAAAGATAGGATAGTTGAGAAGGCTCAAGCTAAGGCAGAAGGTAAAAAAAATCAACCAAAAAAGAATTTCTTTTGGCTTGGAGTTTTAGTCGGAGTATTACTTTCAATTATTATTTCATCTCTTTGGAAAATATTTGTTAAAAAAGCATTACATTTGTAACTAACTTAAATTAAATAAAATGAAAGACAATAATATTCAAGACATTATTTTTGCAACAGAAGAAGAATTAAAAAACATTAGAGAAATGAATTCTGATTTTTCTAAAGCAAAAATGAATCTCGGTGATTTAGAATTGCAGAAGCAAAGCTTAATAAAATACATAGACAGTATTAAGGATGTATTTTCAAAGCACGAAAAGATACTAATGGAGAAATACGGTGAAGATGCTGTAATAAACATTGAGACAGGAGAAATAACAAAAAAACAATAAAGCAAAATGGGAAAAATAAGTACATATTCAGTTTTATCAACACCAAAAGCAACAGACAAGTTAATTGGTACTGATGTAACTACAAATAATGAAACAAAAAACTTTACTATTAATAGTTTATTTACTGTTGTTGTAACTTTACCTGTTTTTGCTAATAATGTTGCTGCACTTGCAGGAGGTCTTGTAATAGGACGACTTTACCAAACTGTTACAGGAGAGGTAAGAATTGTAGTATAATTTAATTAAAAAAAATGGAAATAAGAAAAATTTCTGTTGGGCCTGACTATAAAGGAGGTGCAATGCATTATATCGTAGGACAAAAAGTTTTAAATGAAACGTATGAAATACATTTAATTAAACTTGAAGACTTCACTCAATCTATAAAAATATTCATCATAAACGAATTAAATGAGATTCTTTTATGGAAAGAATTTACACAAACTATTCCAATCTCTATTGAATACAATATATTTTATTAATGAAATCCCCATTTTATTTTATTGTTGAATCTTTAATAAATAAGAGGTACAACAATACAAAAACCATCAGTGGACTAGAAGTTATTACAAGTACATCTC